ACTCCTAGTTCAATTTCATTTCTAACTTACTGTAAGAGCTAGCCTAGCTGATGATTGTGGCGAAATTATGACCGCTTTTCCGTATGGCTGTATGCTCCGTCCACATACACGTCAACAGTCTGTAGGCTGATCGGATACCCCACTTCTTCCTTGTGCTGATATTCTTTGTGCACCCACCATTCATGTTTGGGATCATATCTCAGTGCAAGGATTAATAGTGTCAAGGCTATCAAAAGCGCTAGCATTGGATGTTCCTTTGTTCTTTGGTGTATTGCCTACTCATTTCACGCTGTTTTACTGTGTTAATCCTGGTGTGTCTTATGTTTACGAGCTGTAAGGGAGTGTTGATAGGAACCCACCAACTAATCCCCAACCATCATCAATATTAATACATCAGACCAGCTGTGTCAAGTGTGCCAGGTGTGACATTGTGTCGCAGTTTATACTTGCGAATACTTGAGATATACTTCACGAATACTTGTCAAGTCTTTTTTTATATTTGTTACAACTATTAGTTGAGTCGATCCTGGGGATGCAACTTAAAGTTGATTGTGGGGGTGCCACCCGGCTCCGCCGGGCTTGAATCACGTGTAAAAAATATCTACAAGAAATTCTAAGAAATTGATAAATCATTATAGTAAAAATATTTTTATTCTTACCCCTTGACAAATAGTGAAACAGTACTATATAGTTATAACTTATATTAAAGATATAGTTAAAGATATGATATTGGTTCCAATTGGTTATAACTGGTTACAATATCCAACTTAGATCTTCTTTGGCTAGTAAGTTATAACCTATAATAATATTAATAATAAAATAATTTAAATAATATTAACTTTTTACTTGACAAATACAAAAATACTGATATCTGTAAGGCCAAGGAGGAAGGAAAAGACTCCTGCTGCTCTAGCACGGCAGTTAAAATAACGGTAAGAAGACTCAGGTTGGAAACAATTAGCTGGCCGAAGGCCAGTGATCAAACGTAAAGCGTTTTAATGACAAAAAGAATATTCAGAACCAATAATAATCAATATCTTCAAAAAGATTTATTTCAAGAGACAAGTTCAAAGCCAGAACTCGTTTTGTACTGTCTTGCGAGAGAAAACACTGAATATCCTTCACTTTACAAATTTTACATTGCAATGGAAGACTTTACTGAATTTGAATTCGCGAACAAATACTTTGAAAGCTACCAGCACTGGAAAGAAATAACAAATTCTGCTTGGTTTATGCCTTACATCGCCGAGTGGAGAGAAGAACTAGAACTTAAGATCAAGGCCAGAAATCTTAGGTCTCTCATTGAAAAATCAGAATCAGACGTAGGTGTAGCCAAGTTCCTCCTAGGTAAAAAATGGGTCGATGACGCACAATCCCACAACCCGGGCGTCAACCTGCGAGGCAGGCCATCAAAAGAAGAAATTAAAGGACATCTTCGATTAATCACAATGAATGAAAAGAAGATCGAAGAAGATATTGAAAGGATGAAGAAATCGTGAGTATTATCAGAAAAGTTAGTGACTCGTTCACCAGACCATCAGACACCACTGCATACGCAGACAACGATCTAGTAGCTAACAGTGCTACCGCAGGTTCTGTGGTTCCTCTGAGCTTCAACGTAGGCCGAGGTGGTCTTAAGATCGTCGGGGCTCGTATTCAAAAATCGGATGAATCAGACGTTGCTAACGCAACCTTCACACTTCATCTTTTCGGTAGTTCACCCACCGTAGCAAACGGCGATAACGGAGCAATCTCTCACAGTTTAAGTGATAAGTTTGGTAGTATATCATTTGCTATTATGACCGCGGCTACTGACGAAGGGTATTCCATTGCTAACGGTGGTGATTCAATTCTCCCAGACGGTTTACACTGGTACACAGCTAACGGTCGTATCTACGGTCTTATCCAGGCTGAAGCAGCTTATAGCCCAGCAAGTGCTGAAGTTTTCGCAGTGACCCTGCTTTACGAAAGATCGTAACCTATGGCTAAGATGTCTCGCAAGGACACGGCCAGATACCTAGCAGAACAAGACTTAGAAAGATTTATCAAACTAGTCCAGCCTAAACGAATGCTGGGACAATGCCACAGAGATCTCATACAGTGGTGGACGAGACAAGAAGCTGGTACTCACCAGTTAGTGTTACTCCCCAGAGATCATCAAAAATCAGCTATGGTTGCTTTTAGAGTAGCCTGGGAGATCACAAAGAATCCTGCAATTCGAGTGTTATATATCTCAGCAACGAGTAAGCTAGCGATCAAACAGTTGAAGTTTATTAAAGATATTCTGACTTCCGACAATTATCGTTTTTACTGGCCTGAAATGGTAAATGAAAAGGAAGCAGAAAGAGAAAAGTGGAGTGAAACTGAAATCTCAGTCGATCACCCCAAACGCAGAGAAGATAACGTTAGAGACGCAACAATCTTCACTGCAGGACTAACAACTACAATCACAGGTCTTCATTGTGATATTGCCGTACTAGACGACGTAGTCATCGAAGACAATGCAAATTCAGATGAAGGTAGAGACAGAGTAGCTACACAAGTATCGTATCTAGCATCTATTACTGGCACTGATGCAAGAGTATGGGCTGTAGGTACAAGATATCATCCGCTGGATCTCTATAATGATCTGATGAAGCAAGTAGTGGTTACCTACAACGACGAAGGAGAAGAAGAAAGCTCCTATGGTCTTTGGGAAATCCATGAGAGAGTAGTTGAAGATAGAGGGGATGGCTCCGGCAACTTCCTCTGGCCTAGACAGCAAGCTAAAGATGGCAGATGGTTTGGGTTCGACAATAAAGAATTAGCTAAGAAAAGAGCTCAGTATACCAATATTGGTAAGTTCAAAGCTCAGTACTACAATGATCCTAATGACCATGGAACTTCACCGATACAAAGGTCAATGTTCCAGTATTACAACAAGAGCCATATCAAATATAATAATGGTTATGTCTACTTCAAGGATACAAAGCTAAATGTCTTCGCCGCTATGGACTTTGCTTATTCTCTCAGTAAGCGTTCTGACTATACTTGTATTGTTGTACTCGGTGTCGATAGTAAGCACAACTACTTTATTCTCGATATTGATCGTTTCAAAACTAATCTTATTTCTGAGTACTTTGCTCATCTGTTACCTCTCTATGAGAAGTGGGGCTTCAGAAAGATTAGACTAGAAGTTACAGCAGCTCAGAGCATGATTGTTACTGATCTCAAAGAGAACTATATCAAGACTCACGGATTAGCTCTCGCAGTAGATGAACATTCACCTAAGCAGAAGACTAAAGAAGAACGCATAGAAGCAGTACTACAATCTAAATATGCTAACAAACAGATATGGCATTATGTAGGTGGTAACTGTGAACTCTTAGAGGAAGAGCTGTTATTGCAGAAGCCTCCTCACGATGACCTCAAAGATTGCTTAGCTTCTGTTATTGAAACATCGGTTCCCCCGGCGCGCACAAGCACACATAAGAATACGATATTACAAGAAGGTTTCTACCATCCTCGTTTTGGTGGTGTATTTTGAGAGTTCTGGTTGCTTGTGAATTCTCGGGTATTGTAAGAGAAGCTTTTAAAAATAAAGGACACGATGCTTGGTCTTGTGATCTTCTAGATACTGAAATAGAAGGTAATCACTACAAACAAGACGTTTTAACTTTATTAGATAAGAAATGGGATTTACTTATTGCTCATCCACCTTGTACACATCTTGCAGTTTCAGGCGCTAGATGGTTCAAGAATAAACAAAAAGAACAGGTAGAAGCACTTGAATTTGTTAAACTCCTAATGGACTCTCCAATAGAAAAGATAGCAATTGAAAATCCTATTTCTATTATATCTTCTAAAATAAGAAAACCAGATCAAATAATTCAACCTTGGATGTTTGGTCATGGAGAAACGAAAGCAACCTGTCTTTGGTTAAAAAATCTACCGCTACTACGACCCACTAATATTGTAGAAGGCAGAGAAAACAGAATTCATAGAGAACCTCCGTCAAAAGATAGATGGAAAAATAGATCTAGAACATATTTAGGAATAGCGGAGGCTATGGCAGAACAGTGGTAAAGACTTTAATAATTGATGATTATCTTGATATTGATGGTGTAGCCTGGGAGATTGCTAACAAGTATATCACCTGGGAAAATATGCGTCAAAACAAGGTGCGTGAGTGGCAGGAGATTCAAGAATACATCTTTGCCACCGACACTACTAAGACTACCAACTCTAAACTACCTTGGTCTAATAAAACTACTCTACCCAAGCTCTGTCAGATCCGGGACAACTTATTCGCTAACTACATGGCTTCTATGTTCCCAAAGAGGAAATGGTTGATCTGGCAAGGTCAGAACCCCATTGACGAGGAACAGGGTAAGAAGATGACTATTGAATCCTATATGGGTTGGGTAGTCGATCGTAACGAGTTCTACGATGAAGTGTCTAAGCTTATCCTAGACTATATCGATTACGGTAACGTCTTCGCAACAGTAGAATGGATCGACAACAGTCAAGACTTGTTAGAGGAAGCAGCTAACCCAGCAATGCCCTCCAGACAGGTCGGTTACGTAGGTCCAATGATCAAGCGTATATCCCCTCTAGACATCGTCTTCAATCCTATCGCTTCCAACTTCTCCTCCACCCCTAAGATTATTAGATCTTTTATCTCTCTCGGTGAACTGAAGAAGTTGATTGAGAAAGAGAAGGGTACTGAAGATGCAGAGGAAGCTAAGAAACTCTTCGACTACTTCAAAGGTATCAGACAGTCTATGTCAGAACAACCTAGAGGTTCTAACATGCATACTAAAGATAGAATCTTCTCCATCTCTGGTTTTGATAACTATCGTAACTACCTCGAATCTGACACTATCGAAGTTCTGACTTTCTACGGCGATTACTACGATAAAGACAATGATAAGTTCTACCAGAACCGTATCGTCAAGATTGTAGATCGTCACAAAGTTATTAGTAATAACCCTAATCCTTCTTTCTTCGGAACTGTACCAATCTTCCATTCTGGTTGGCGTATACGCCCTGATAACCTTTGGGCTATGGGTCCTCTCGATAATCTTCTTGGTATGCAGTATCGCATCGATCACCTTGAAAACATGAAGAGTGACGTATTCGATCTTATCGCTGCCCCACCCATCAAGATCAGTGGTTACGTAGAAGACTTTACTTGGGGT